ATAGTAACACTATCCCAGCCCCGAGAACTCTTTGGTCAAGTTGATCACAAGATGGAAATCGCAGCCAAATGTATTCGTGCCCGAGATGGTGTGTTCGAAGAATCAACACTTCCGAAAGTCTCAATAGACAAATTCAAGTTGGCACAAGAAAGGATTGTCAACATTGAGGTTCTTACGATACCTGACGACTGCAAGATATGTGTACCAACTCTATCTGCGGCAGATATAGATTCTCTGAATTATAGGACTCTGGAAGAGTTCGTGGGAGATCCATGCAAATACAACGGATATCAGTTCTATCTTTCGGATGCCGGGCCCTCCCCAGTCGGTCCATTTATTATTTCTAATAAATGGTATTTCAATGAAGGTTGCACTTGGTATCCAAGTCCATTTTATAAGATCTAGGAAGTGAAACGATATGCCTGATAACAACGAAAAAGTTACGATACTAGAACCATCAAACCTAGAAACAATTGATACAGCAGTATTCGATTGGGTTAATGAAGGGGTAAATGTCTTTTCTAACACTAATCGTGGATGGATGAAAATACCAGTGATCTGGGTAGCTGGGGAAAGAGCACACCAATCTAAGTCAAGCAAGAGCCTTCGCGACAAAGAGGGGGCCCTTATTTTCCCTGTAATAACGGTAGAGAGAACGAGCGTTGAGAAAGATCTATCTTTCAAGGGATCACTCCAGGCGAATGTATTTCCGGTTAACGATTATCGCGGCGGTTCCATCCCGCTAACTACCGTGATCAACCAGGATAAGACAAAGAATTTTCAGAATGCGGATGCCAAGAAGGCATATGGTCAGTTGAATTTCAAGGTGACCCCGAAGAACGACAAGATTGTATACACTCATAAATCTATTCCCATTCCTGTTTATGTGACTGCCATGTATAAGATTGTTTTGAGAGGTGAATATCAACAACAGATCAACGAGATGAGTCAGCCATTTATGGTTGCGACAGGAGGAATTAATAGTTTTATTCTGCGGCAGAATGGACATCGCTATGAGGCATTCCTTCAGTCTTCCTATTCCCAAGAGAATAATATTGCTGACCTCGCCGAAGAAGAAAGGATATATCAAACATCGATTGAAGTAAAGGTGCTTGGAAACCTGATAGGTTCAGGTAACAACCAGGAGAAGCCTCATATCGTCGAGAGAGAAAATGCTGTAGAGTTTAAGTTCTCCAGGGAAAGGGTGATAATGGGCGACGATCCAACTCACCCTGATAACTGGGGCAAGTATAGAGAATAAAAAGAGCATTTTGAAATTCTAAAAACTATTTACATCAGTAAAAGAAGCGCCCAAAAAGCACAATGTATATTTTACATTACGAGGAGAACAAAAAACCATGACGGCACAGAAATTTAAATTTGTATCCCCTGGAGTTTTTGTTGACGAGATTGACAATTCACAACTGCCAGAATTACCATCCGCTGTAGGACCAGTAATCATCACTAGAGCGGAGAAGGGACCATCAATGGTTCCGGTTCAAGTTAATTCGATGGCAGATTTTGTTGAGACTTTCGGTAACCCTATTTATGGCGCCGGCAGCAGCGATGTGTGGAGAAGCGGACCTAATATTTCCGCCCCCGCATATGGAACATATGCCGCCCAAGCTTATTTGAGAAACAGAAGTCCCGCCACGATTGTTAGGTTGGCAGGCATTGAAGGCGCCAATCCCACTAACAACGGAAATGCCGGTTGGCAAACAAACTCTGATGCCATGAACACCGGATCCGCCAATGGTGGCGCATTTGGATTGTTCCTTGTAGAATCTGGAACGCTTCCAGTGTTAGGAACTGGTTCTCTGGCAGCAATCTTTTATTGCTCCGAGGGCGTCGTAGAACTTTCGGGCACTCTAGCTGACGGCACCACTACCCAACAAACCGGAACCGCAGGGGTATTCTTATCGGATGCTACACCACATCAATATACCGCACTTGTGAAAAATTCGTTAGGAACAGATACCGATAAGGTTGTGTTCAACTTCGACGAAAATAGCAAACTTTATATTAGAAACGTTTTCAATACTAATCCGACTTTGGTGAATGACTTCGCCGGAGATAACGAAAAGACTTACTTCCTCGGCGAAACTTTCGATAGAAACGTTAGCGACAAACTCAATTCTCTTTCTTCATCGCTAGGGGTCATCTTAGGTCTGAAAACCACCACTGCGGGGATAACAGCACAGCAAAACATCCAAGACATGCAACTTAGCAATGCCTCTACGGGATGGTTTTTCTCACAAGATTTAGGAGCTGCGTCTCTATACAATGCTTTGAATATGCAGAAACTCTTCAAGTTTGAAGCGATTTCAGGCGGAGAATGGGAACAAGCAAACCTTAAGATTTCCATCACCAGCATCAAGGCTTCCCCGAGTGAGGACCAACCATACGGAACGTTCTCAGTGCAGATTAGGAGAATAAATGATGCTGATGCTAGAGTTTCCCCAGTAGAGACTTATAGTAATGTAAACTTGAACCCTAGCTCTCCAGACTATATCGCCCGAAGAATCGGCGACTCTTATAGAGTGTGGGAAGAGACAACCAATCGATATCAAAACTACGGGGACTATGTAAATCAATCGCGATATATAAGAGTTGTTTTGGATGCATCCGTCGCAGCAGGGGCCGCCGATCCGAAGTTCCTTCCATACGGTGTATATGGACCAACACGGTTTGACTCTTTCCAACTGATTAGCGGATCGATTGTTAACCCAGATACATATGTCACTGATGACATTCCGAACTCAATGGGCCCCGGCAGCGACTTTGTTCGCACCAGCATCGCCCTTACCGCCTCGTTTGAATTTCCAGAGTTACCTCTGCGAGCGAACAGCAACGATGCTACTTTGATTAATCAAAAAGATGCCTACTTCGGTGTTGTAACAAACATTGCTAACAGCAGCAGGTTACAAAGGGATATCCCCGACTATGTTCTAAGGAAGCCAGAAAACCTAGATAATCTGGGTGTCACTGGTTCTTTAAACTATTCTTGGATATTTAGTCTAGATGATGTTTCGGGATCAAGCACGACGGCAGAGGCAACATATACCTCTGGTTCGCGCGCCAACGAAACATCTCTTACTGCTCAGTCAAGTTACGAAGCAGTTTTGAGTGCTGGATTCAATAAGTTTACTACAATGCTTAACGGCGGATTCGAAGGACTGAACATCCTAGAGAGCGAGCCTTTTGCTAACCGACTGCTAGCAGGTGCGAGCGCCCAGAACAACTATGCCTTCGCATCAATCGAACGAGCAATCAATGCGGTTGCCGACCCGGATGTTGTTGACTGTAATATTATGACGATTCCAGGCATTACTAACACGGTTATTACTGGAAAACTCCTGGAAACTGCCGAGAACCGAGGCGACGTCCTCGCGGTAATCGACCTTGCGGGCGGATACGAACCAGAAACAGAATCAACAGAGAGTGCTGCCACTCGAATCGGCAGTGTATCTGATACTATAAACCAATTGAATCAGCGAAACATCAACAACAGTTATGGATGTGCTTACTATCCATGGGTTCAAATCAACGATACTATAACGACAGGAGGATCCCTGTGGGTGCCGCCTAGTGTGGTAGTGCTTGGAACTCTCGCATCTAGCGAGTCGAAGAGCGAGTTGTGGTTCGCCCCAGCTGGATTTACCAGAGGTGGGTTGACTGAAGGAAGTGCAGGATTGCCAGTGACTAACGTGCGGCAAAGACTAACTTCGGATAATCGTGATGATCTGTATACGGCGAACATTAACCCAATCGCACAATTCCCAGCAGAAGGCATTGTGATTTTCGGACAGAAGACACTACAAGTGACACCATCTGCTCTCGATAGAATCAATGTTAGGCGAATGTTAATCTTTGTCAAGCGTGAGATTTCTAGAATCGCTTCTAGGTTGCTTTTTGACCAGAATGTTCAATCAACATGGAATAAATTCTTAGGTCAAGTTGATCCATTCCTTTCGAGTGTTAAGACACGACTAGGATTGACTGATTATAAAGTTATTCTCGACGGCACAACAACTACGCCAGAATTGGTTGATAGGAACATCATGTATGCCAAGATTTATTTGAAACCTGCTAAGGCACTCGAATTCATCGCTCTTGATTTTATTGTGACGAGATCTGGCGCCTCTTTCGATGATTAAAAAAGAAATAGAAAACTACTTATAGTTACAAAACTGAGAACCTAGGAGAAAATAAAAAATGGCATTTTGGAGCGACGCAACAACAGCAGACCCGAAGAGGCAACATCGATGGCTTGTGACTATCGGCGCCGACGAACTATCATCGTACATTAGTTATGTGTGTAAGGCAGTTGCCAAACCCAAGATGACGATTGGCGAGGCAGAGCATAAGTTTATCAACCATACATTCTATTATCCCGGCGGAGTGACATACGATCCCATCACCCTCACTCTTGTGGATCCCTCGAACCCCTCCTCGACACAAGCACTATATGACTTGATTCAAGTTTCGGGATACCGAATTCCAGATAATGTTATTAATACGAGTGCCCCAACATCGGCCGCCCCCAATACAGATGTTTCGACGATCAGCAAGTCAAAGGCTGTGGGCGCCCTTAATACCGTCAAAATTACTCAAATGGACGGAGATGGCACACTGATAGAGGAGATTACCCTCCAGAGAGCGTGGATCAAGAGTGTCGATTACGGCAGTGACTTGAACTATGAGAACGAAGGTCTTGTTGAAATATCTCTCGAACTTAGATTTGATTGGTTCGATCTCTTCACACCGGAAGGACTCAAGGGATATACTACCACTGCTGGTAGCTGATCTCTGGAGAAGAGAAATAATGTTTAAATTTTCATCTAAGATGCCTTATACTGTAGAAGGAAATCTTAGGAAGATTTAACGAGGTAAGAATGACAAAAAGAAATAACGAGGAACGTCTCGGTTTACCTTCGACAGGTGCGAAGGAATCTGCTGATGTTTCTGCTGCGATAGAGGATGCTGGGCTATCCTTTGTATCACCCACAGAGATGGTTGATTTGCCATCAGAGGGGAAATACTACCAACCGGGGCACCCACTCCACAACGAGACAACAATTGAGATCAGGGAGATGACGGCGAAAGAAGAAGATATTCTGACATCGCAGTCTTTAATCCAGAAAGGTGTTGTCTTTGATAAACTGCTCAAGAATATTATTGTTGATGCCAGAATCAGCCAAGAGCACCTTCTCGTGGGCGATAAGAGTGCCATTCTTGTTGCGGCGAGAATTAGTGCGTATGGTGAGATGTATGAAACCAAAACGTCATGCCCTAACTGTTATACGGAACAGGATATGTCATTTGATTTACGAGATGCTGGCATAAAAGGACCACCTGACCTGGCAGAAGTTTCTGACGAGGTGGGATCTGCTGTGCGAGACACAGGCAATGGTACTTTTATCGTGACACTTCCCAAATCTCAGATGGATGTAGAAATAAAACTGATCACTGGTGACGGTGAAAGGAAGATATCTCTCGACCGCAAATCGAGAAAGAAAAAGAAGCAGCATGATAACATACTGACCGGCATGCTTAAGGCATGTATCGTCTCAGTATCGGGCACCGATAATCGCCAAGAGATAGAGAGATTTATTGATAACATGCCAGCACAAGATTCCAGATTTGTTAGGAAGGTAATGGCACAGGTTACTCCAAATATTAATTTAACGCAAGAGTTCGTTTGCGAAGAGTGCGACCACGAGCAGGATCTGGAGGTTCCTGTTACCACGGACTTTTTTTGGCCTGACGAATGAATATTCGGAGATGGTATATGAACAGATCTTTATTCTAAAATATTATGGCGGATGGAGCTTCATCGAAGCATATAATCTACCAGTAAAATTACGAGGATGGTTCGTTGAAAGGTTAGCGAAGCAAATAAAAGACGAGTCAGAAGCATCAAAGAAATAATAGAAGGCACCTACGGGTGCCTTTTGTTGTTATAAAACTATTTATCTAGTGGAGGATTTTATTCTATGAATGACAGCAAAATGAGTGAAGCAGAAGATGGAGATTTGGTACCAACAGTTATCGACTTTACCAAGATGAGCGAAGCAGAAGGCGAGATAAGAGAAGGCTATCTTCTTGCTTTTGGGTTGGCACTTCGATGGCTGATGCCCGCACTATTTAAGGGCGGATCAATGCCTGTGAATATTATAGGAACTAAACCTCAAATAAAAGACTTCGCGAATGTAATGTCGAAAGAGAAGAGATATCTCCAATCCTGGAAGAGCAATGGATTAGATAGTCCTCACACATATAAGAATAAAGCAAAACTAGGATCGGCAATTTCGCAGTTTGAGAGATCGACTGGCATCAAATGGCCCTTTAAGTAGAGGTGATGATGTCGCACCGCGCACACCAATGGAGGGCAACACATGGCGCCACCTAATGACAATGATGATACAGCACGCGAAAATAGTGCACTGCGACAGATTAAACGACTCGAAGAACAGCAGAAAGATCTTAAAGAAGTCGCTAAAGACACCCTAGACATAGCAGAACAGTCGCTCGCTTCAGCTGAAGAAAAATTTGGCATACAAAAAGAAAGCCTCGAAAAAAAACGCGAGGAAGTAGATGTCGAGCGAAGACTCATCGCTGCCCGCCAGGAACACCTAGAACTCCTGGTAAGTTCTGGTAAGGTCAGCGAAGAATCGGCCGCCAAAGCCAATGAGGATCTTGAAACAAAAGATAACTGGCTCAAAGAACACGCCAAAACCTTAGTGATCCAGGAGAAAAGCCTGGGCGCCCAACAAAAAATTGCAAAAGCTTCTCTGAGTGCCTTTGGGAGCATTGCCACCCGCATGATGATAACCCAAAGCGCCACTGCCGCCGGTGCAAAGAGCATGTTTTCGATGTGGAAGAGTGCTGTGAAATTAGAGGGTAGAGCAAAAGGGACTGCGAAGGCGATGAAGTCGATAGGAAGTTCATTTCTTCAAATATTCAATCCAATAAATCTTATAACATCGGGGATGAAAGCGATATTCACAGCAACATTGGAATTTATGTGGAAGTCATCGGAAGCGATGGCGAATTTCAGCGCCACCACTGGCGACGCTGGCTCGATGGCAAAAGATCTAGGAAAATCTATGAATTATGCCGCCGGCATTGGTATTACGGAAATCTCGGCAGCCGGCGCAGCCCTGGCAGGGAACTGGACCGCCATGGCAGATGTTACAGACAGAGCTCGTATTTCCACTGTTAAAATAGCGGGGGAGCTCACCGCAGTGGGAATATCAGGAGCAACTTTCGGCAAAGGAATGAACTTCCTGACGAGATCGATGGGTATTTCCTTGCCAAAAGCAGCTTCCCTGTTCAAGGGTCTGGCGTCTAGTGCCAAACTGCTTGGACAGACTCCGCAGCAGCTGGCCGACAATTTCATGCAAATGTCTGACGAACTGGCACTCTACGGCAATAGGATGATGATAAAGTTTAATCAGATCGCCGGCACCGCTAAAGCAATGGGGATAGAAATGTCAGATGTTGTAAGCATCGGGGAAGGATTTGAAACTTTCGAGGGTGCCGCCCAGAAAGTATCCGCATTTAACCAAGCATTTGGGACATCGATGAGTAGTTTGGAAATGATGAAACTCCAAGAAACCGGCGGGCCCGATGCTGTTGTGAAGGAAATTGTACACTCACTAAGGGCTGCCGGAATAGCGTATGAGGATATGAGTAAACTGGAGATAAAACATG